CTTCAAGTGTTGCGATGCGCTGGTCCTTTTCAGCCGTCGCCTCACGGAACTGCTGCTCCAGAGCCTGTCGTGCCTCTTGGTATTTGCCTTGCGATTCGAGTTGCTGTTGCTCGTAGTTGCGCTTGAACTCCAATAGTTCATCAACATTGACCCCATCAGGCGCCTTGGATTTCTTTGCTGCACGCAGCTCTGCAATCAGCTCTTGATTCTTGCGCTCTAGTGCTTCAACGCTGCGCTGCAACGCTTCAGCTTCAACCCCAGTAGTCGCAAACTCTTGGGTTTGTTGTTCATCAGACATGGATAAGCCGCAGGCTTAATTACGCCCTAAGGCTATCACTTACGCTTGCGCTTTTTGCCCGCTTTTGCGTACGCGATTGCTACCGCTTGCTTTTGCGGCTTGCCTTTTTTCATCTCGGTTTTGATGTTGGCTGATACTGCAGCCTGCGACTTGCCCCGCTTCAGTGGCATCTCGCCATTCCTCAATACCTGTTAACAGTGTAGACCCGTCTGCCGTCGCCCAGCCCTTGTCGGTGTAGATAGCTGGCACCCATGCCTCGCCATGCAGGGCTTCAACTGGATCAGAGCTAACAAAAAAGATGCCGCGATTCTCAAAATGACGGAGGCTAGGCAGGTCCATATCGTGCACGAAGCTGATCTAAGGTTAGCTCTGAACCGTCATCACGAACTAGCTTGGCGATGGCGTCAGTCGGGCCATACTTGTCGGCAAGTCGGTTGAAGTACGGCACCTTGTTAGCGCCCAATGTCTTGGCCTTGGTCTCAAGATCTTGCTTCGCCAGCCACTGCCCGTAGGTTTGATCCGCCGGCACCTGGCCACCTGCCGATGCACGCTTTGCCGGCGGTGGTGGGATGAATCCCAGCTCGTCGTAGTCGATCACCGGCACTGTCGTTGATCTGCAGTTGAAATGCTGCGGCGGAGTCGGACCCTTGCCATATTCAAACTCGCGGCCATCCAATGCACGGCAAATGCTGCTGGTGCGGGTATCCAGTGTTGCCACATAGCGATACTTCTTAGTGATGTCTTGATTCGCTTCATACACCTGCTGACTAGCTGCATTGGCTACTTGGTTAATGCTGGTGCGCACAAGACTAACAATCTGATTGTCGGCAACTGCTGTTGCTTGGCCGCCTGCTGCAACTAGCTGCTTCACGGTTTTGGCCTCTTCGCCAAATTCAAGGTTTCCGATCAGCCGCTTGGCAATGGCTGGCGTCGGCTCATTAGTCAGCAAGCCTTGCCGCACGACTTGCGAGAACCGCTCAGCCTGATCAACGGCAATGCCGCGGAATGCTTTGGTAACCACTTCGCCATTAGGGAGCGTGATCGTGGCGCCTTGCGCTGCGGTGAGGCTGAACGTCGCCGGTGCACCTTGCACGGCAGCAAACAGGTCATCCGACAGCGCCACCACGTTGATCTGTGTTGGATCAGTGGTCACGACTGACTGCGCAAATTGCGGGCTGATCTCTACGGTGCGCACCGCATCACGTGCACCTGCTGGCAACGCACGCCGCAGTTGATCGGCCACAAACTCCGACTGCAGCTCTGCAATGCCTTGCAGTTCTAATGCTGTCAGCTCAGTTGCATCGCCTGCCCATGTTGCCAAGCTGTCCTTCAGTTGAGCAAGGATCGCCCGGAGCCGCGCTGCTTTGACTGGCGCTGACAGTTCATCAATGGTGCGCAGTTGATTGACCGCATCAATGATGATGTCGTTGTAAGCATTGATCACACGCCGCGCAACGCTATTGCTGTAGCGGTTGAGGTCTATTGCATTGCGATATAGCGCTTCTGGTGTGCTCATCGTTCAATGCCAAGATCTTCTGGTTGATAGCCGCTGCGGATGCTGACATTAGCGCCGCGGTTCAATGCAGTAGTAACCAATGCAGCGAATGCGTCATAACCGTTTTGCCCGTCTTCGTACAGGATCGTTTCGTCAATTTCATCTGGCCTGCCTTCCTTGTACCAGCTGATGCGCACGATGGCTAAGACCTGTTCCGGCAGAGCGCTGACGTGATAATCAAGCTCTTGCCTCCTGGGTTTCTTCGGTTCCATCCAAATCATCAGGTCCACTAAGCGGTCGGTCACCCAGTCCAGCAGGTTGTAGATCAAGCCCCGCATTGGCCGTAGCTTCAAGCTCCTCATCCACGTTAAAGTCATCGCCTAGTACATCGCCTTCGGCCAGCTCACGCAGCAGCGTTTCCTGCGTGATGGTACCTGCGGTGTAAAGCTGCAGCAGCGCTTGGATCTCCTGCGGCTCAAGGCGCGTGCCAAGGAAGTCACGGTTGACATAGCTGCTGCCAGGAGATGTGTTGTTGCCGATGTACTGCGCATGAAATTGCAAGCAGTTGTCGATCATATCCTGCACGTTCTGTGCAATGACCATCATGGTGCTGTCGCCTTGGCTGCGATCAATGCGCTTTGCCTCAGCAGTTTCAGCGGATAGCTTCTGGCCCAGCACTGCCGACAGACCCAACTCGTTGATCTGCAGTGCAAGCTGCTCAAGCCTGCGGAACTGATAATCAAAACTGCGGCCAGCGGGTTCAATGTATTCAGCACGGCCATCAGCAGGGAATGCGATCGCCTCGCCGGGTCCGGCGCTGACTTCCTCTGCTGCAGATGGGAAGCCATAAAACGCCAGCATCGGCACAGCGCTGATGTGGAGCTGGTTATCGAGGTCGCTCTGGATCTGATATGCCTTGAGGTTTAGCTCGGCGATGTCTTCCAACGGCGGACGTGACTCCATGAAACCATGCCGCTGCGCATAGGCAACTGAGAAGGGAATCTCAGAAAGGCTTGTGCGGCCCTCGTCGACAACCTTAAAGTCGCCGTTGTCTTGCTTTTGATGCAGTTGAAACTCACCTGGCGTCAATACACGGATCTGCTCTACTGCCTTCTCGCCGAACTCACCATCAGGCACGGTGACCGTCTCGGCTAGCCGCAACTGCGTTAACACCTGCCGGCCTTCCTGCTGCTCAGCGCGCCAGCCAAGAATCTGCCGTGGTGTGTACGTCACCCAGTAGGGTCTACCCCCATCAGCAGGTGCATCCACCAGTACACCAACGTGGCCATAACGGACCATCTTGCGCGTGGTTTCATAGGTCCAGACATTTAAATCATCTCCCAAAAGGTTTACGTCAAAAAGCTGCTCACGAATCACATCCGCCGTATCGTCAAGCCGCACTGGCTTGCGCGTCAACATGCCAGCCAGCATCCGCTCTAGCCGTTGATAAAACGGCGGGCATACGCTGCGTGCTAGGCGGTTGTCGTAGGACTCATCCAGTTCGCGCGGCTCCTGCGGCAGGTAACGGCGATGCTTGCGGCGCATCCCGTAGGTGCCTTGCAGCAGGTCTTCAATCAAGATCCAATGCGCTTCTTGTGCGTACCACGCCGTATTGGCATCTTGCACGCGAGTAACGCGGCGCTGCGCAATCGGCCGGTCGTAGTTGTTAAAGCCGGTGTACATTACAGCGCCGCAGTCATGAATGCAGTTTAAGCAGCAGTCAGCGTAATGCTGTTGCGGCCAATTTTGATGTCAAATTCAGCGCCGGGCTCGTATCCCATCTCGCGCAGGTAGCCATCACCGATTTGCAGCTTGCCGTTGAATTGCACCTTTGCCTTGTAAGTCAGTCCGCGGCCACGCTTTGCTGTCTTGCTGCCTAGGTCAACGCCTTTGGCTTCCAGCAGCGCTTCATAGAACTGCGTGAATGCCACGCGATCCTTAATTACGTAGCCGCAAGCGCGCACCAATTCGGACTTGGGCGCATTGCCCAGTTCTTTGACCTTGGCGAGTAGTTCAGCACCCTTGAGCATGGGTAGAGTTAATGATTGGCGGAATCAATATAGCCTGATGCCTGTAGATCGCCCAGCACCTGCGTGCAATGGGTTGAACTCACGCCAGACCAAGTAGCCGAGCGCATCGTTCATGTGGTCATGGCCGGCATCCTTGTCCGGGTCGCCCTTGTCGGTGTAGCACTGCAGCTCTAAGCATTCGATCAGTCGCTTGCAGCGCTGGTGGATGGTGAGCCTGACTTGGCCCTTGCCGTTTTCCAGCAAAGCCTGAACAGCAGCCACGCGATCACGGACGGGAGGATTTGCGCGTGGTGACTGGTTTGACATGCCGTAGGACTCCAGGATTTGGATATCGGTCTGGCTTGCGTTAGTGCTGCGGTTGCCGCCGCTGGCGTCTGGGTAGATGTAGATGCGCCGCTGCGGATAACGCGCTTGGATCTCTTGCGCCAATGCATCGGTGTCATGGGCGCCGCTGATCTCATCAATCAGTAGCAGGCTGCTGCCGCTGCGGACGCCGATCACAGCAGACATGTTGCCAACGTTGAAATCAACGCCAATGCGCAGCGGCTCGCGGTCTAGGTCTGGCAGCTCAGCCACCACATGCTTCTCGCGGCTGAAGCGGTCATAGATAGTGCCAGTGGTGAGGTTTACGAACTCTCCATCCAAGTACGCCCGCAGCAGGTTTGGGTCGTAGTTGGCCTCTAGCCGCTCGATAAAGTCCGGCGGCAGATGCGGGTTATCTGCTGACCGCATCTTGATGAGCTTGCGATCCGCACGCCCTTTGGCGTCCTCGCTGCCGAACGTGTTCCACATCCAGCGAAAGCCCTCCGGCGTAGATGCAGCGCCAAACTGCCGCACGTTGCCGGAGCGCAAGCGGCCAAGGATCTTAGGGAATGCCTTATTGGCAATGCTGGGCGTCACCGTGTCGATCTCATCGGCCAGCACCCATGCAAGGTTCAATCCGATGATGCGGCTCCAGTTCTCAAAACTGCGGCACAGGATCTTAGTATCGCCGCCTGGCAGGTGCAGCATGTATTCCGGCAGCGGCGACGCCCTGAACGTGTACGGGATGTCATACATCTCAAGGAAGTCATCAAAATCCGTCATCCAAATGTCGCGAATCAGCGGACCCGTGGGCTCCATCACCGCACCGATGAAGCCCTGATTGGCCGCGGCAAGCATCACAGCCTTAGCGCACAGCGCACGGGTCTTGCCGGCGCCATAACCGGCTGAGATGCCAATGATTTGCGTGTCACTGTCATCCACAAACGCAAGCTGGCCAGGGTGCAGGTCAGCGCGGATGCGTTGCAGCAGATCGCCCGTGTCCTCTTGCGTTGCGACATCCATAAACCCAAGCAGGCTGCCGGGTTGGCAGATGCCGGCAAGCAAGCTCATGACATCTCAAACCGCAACAGCTTGGCCTGATCCTCTAGCGCTTTGATTGCAATGCTGAGGTTCCCCTTGGCGCGTGCTTCACGTTCGTAATCCTGCAGGCGAGCGACAGCAGCAGCAAGCCACTGCGGCCGCTCTAGCTCTGCATCCAACGCCATGAGCTGGCGAGCGCGAGACATGTAAATCTCTGCCTGACGCTCGCCTACATCCCATGTTTCCGATGCAAATCGTATAATTTGCGTTCTACTGTGTGCACGCAAAAGCAGATCGTAAACGGTGTTTACCCGCTGATCTGATTCGGAGTTGGTGCACTTTTTAGCCACCGTTTAGCCCTTAATTTGCACAGGCATTACAAGATACGTTACACCGTCCACGCCACTAGGTGTCAACACGACGGGTGTGGTTGCCGTATTGGCGTGCAGCGTGATGGCTTCTGCAGGCTTGAACGCCTTGATGCCGTCTAGCAGGTAGTGAACGTTGAATGCCCATGCGCCATTAGCGGTGCCTTCCACCTTGAGCAGCTCTTTGCCGTTGTTGGCGTCCGATTCAGCGGTGATGGCGATGGTGCCACCTACAGCTTCCAGCTTCACCACGGAGTTGTGCGCATCGGCAATGATGGCGACACGCTCCAAGGCGCGGGTCAGACGGCGGCGGTCAGCGGTGATGGTGCTTTTGAACTCAGCGGGTACCAGCTTGGCCACGTCTGGATAGGTGCCATCCATGATGCGGCTGTAGATGGTGATGCCATCGCCTGCGTCGATCACGGCTTGGCCTTTGGCAACGGCGATGGTGACCACGCGATCCTGCAGCAGGCGCATGGTGCTGGCGGGCAGCACGAGGTCTAGGCCATCTGGCAGATCAATGGCGTAACGCATCAGGCGATGGCCATCTGTGGCTTCCATGTGGCCGCTGCCGAGGTGGATGCCTTGGAGCATCTGCTTGCTGGCGTCGGTGCTGGCAGCTGCCATGCAGGCGCGAATGCCGGCGGATAGGTGCAGCTCGCTCGTAGCGGCGTCTACAACCGGCAGCGCGGGGTAATCCGCCGCATCAGCCGCTGCAAGCCCGTAGGAGCCCGCAGAAGCCGTCAGAGCGCCATCTGCGAGGGTCAGAGCCTCATCGCCGTCAAAGCGGCTCACAAGGCCAGCTAGCAGCCGATACGGCAGCGCTACAGCGCCATCGGTCTCTACTGCCGCTGGGATGGTGACGGTAATGCCGAGATCAAGGTTGAAGCCGGTGATGGTCATGACGCCACCAGCGGCTTGGATCAGGCAGCAATCAAGGATCGGATGGCTGCTGCGGTGGCCAACGGCTGGCGCGATGGTGCGCAGCGCGTGATCGAGATCGGCTTGGCAGGTAACAGCTTTCATTTGACGGTGGCGGCAGTGACGAGGCTGGTGATGATGCGTTCGTAATCAGCGGCGAAGCTATCCACAAGCTCCATGGGTAGCGGTACGCCGTCATCAATGGCGTTGTCGGCAATGGCTGCGGCATACGCCACTGCTTGGGTCATGGTCTCATGCAGCCGATTGATCACCGGCTGCTGCTTGGCTGGAATGTGAATGAGCGATGACATATGCAACGAGAGTTTCAACGTGTCGGCGGTTCAGGTCACCACGCATGAAGGCGCAGGCGTCCGCCACCAGCGCATGGTAAGCCGCCGTGGTCAATCCTGCAACAACCCCACCACTCAAGGCACGCTGCCGGATCAGATGCGCACGCGGGATGCAATGCGCTGCTGCTTCAGCGTTCAACCGCGCCAGGTCATCAGCGGTGACATTGATCTTGATTTCGGGCATTTCTGGTGGTGGTGTGGTGCAAATAGTAGGTCGGACGCAAAAACCCTGTCCACGACTGGGTTCGGACGCAAGCGGACGCAAGCCGGACGCAAAAAACCCAGTCATACCAAGGGAGGACGCAAAAACAGGGTTTTCCCTTACCCCCCCTATATGTGTGTTTTGTTCACGCCGTTACATTCCCCCTCTTGTTTCCATACCTGACTTGATTTACCCCTGTTTGCGTCCGAACAAGAGAAAAGGTAGATAGAGACAGGGTTTTTGCGTCCGAAATTTGCGTCCGACTTGCGTCCGACCCGGACGCAACTTGCGTCCGATATCACGACCACAAGTCCAGCTTGAGACCCGAGATAAGACGCTCACGGGACTTGCCGGAGCCTCTGTCGGACGCAAGTTTCGGAAAGATCTGGCGCAATGCCGGCACCAAAAGCCGCGGCGCCTTGACGGTGCGATCACTTGGCGGGTCCATCAGCCACCTACCTTTATCGTCCAAATAGCCCTCCTCTCGATACCACTCCTGCAAGGCATCCCATACGCGCTTTGTTGATACTTGAGCACCCTCTTCATAGGTGAGTCCGATAGAGTCGCAGAAGTCCCAAAGATGGCAGCTGGCTCTTCTAACGTCCTGCATTGCTTGGCTTCCGGTTGTGTAATCAATGCCATCTGCAATGCTGAGCGCCATGCCTTCAAGCAACCAATTCAGGAATGATGGACATATTTGCTGCTGGATGAAGTCGGGATCGTCCTTGAGCTTTGGGTCTGCTTGAAGGTGGTTGGGTTCGGTAGGCGTTGCCATGAAGGTCTTACGAAATTTGAATACATGAAACCGTGTTTCAATGGCAGCCTGCTCACCAGTTAGCGATGGATCCTTGTTGAGGTTGAAGACAAACAAAGACGACGGAACAAACTGCGACTCCTGTACGCCTTTGAGTTCATATGACAGCTCCTCGCCACTGATGGCAGCCTTCAATGACTGGAGGTTGTCAATACTGACAAACTGCGAGTTTTCGCTTGACCAGTTCACTGAGGCGCCGCGTAATGGCGCGATTGGAAACTTACGGCCCTGGTCGTATTGACGGAAGTCGGCAAGCGTGCAGCTCGTGAAATTACGACTGCCAAGAGTATCCCGCAGTGCAGTGCGGATGGTGTCCTTGCCGTTGCTGCCTTCACCGATCATCAGCACGGCACGTGGCCTGCCTCGTGTGGCGCGGTATTTAATGAGGTCAAGCCCACTGCCGAGAATGCGTTGCAATGTGTCACGGTCACCGGGCTCTACGGCTTCAAGCAGCCGCCATAGGTGCTGGGCGTTGGCTTCAGGGTCGTAGTCGTAAGCAGTGACGTAGGTGAAGGCAACTGCAGGGCTGTGCGGCGTAAAGGTCAAATCCAGCTTGCGGCCAGACCATGCCCATGCCACCACGCCATTGCGGCAGTTGATGGCATTGGCTGGGTTGACGTCAACCGGCTTAAGCAGTCGCCTCATCCATTGCAGCGCTTCATCCACGTAACGCGGCCTGCGCCATGGGTATGTGGTGGCGCCTTGCTGGTTGATGACATGCAGCATGGAGAGGAATGCCGCGAGCTTTGGCGCTAGCTCTTCATCCGGCTTGGCTTGGTAATGGGTGCCGCTCCAGCAGTGCAGTACGCCATCAACGCAAATCCAGCGCTCACGGGGATGGCAGAACACGTGCTCAACTGCAAGCTCTAACCATTCGGTGCCGGACTTGTCGTAAAGCTGCAGGTTGACTACTTCACCATCATCACCACCAGCAGGCTCTAGGCGGTGACGCTGCGGCGCAAGCATCGGCAGCGCTGGCCGCCAACCGTGATGACGCGCCCAGTACCAAAACGTTCCAGCATTGATGCGGTCACCACCTGATGTGGCGATTTGCTGCAGCCCTTGCCATTGCGGGCTGTGCTGCTGCATCAAGTCAATGGCCTGCTCAGCGCTATTGCAGGCTTGGATCAATCCCCAGAAGATATTGCGGTAGATGTGATAGGTGCCGGACCCTGGCACGCGAGGTGGTATTGACGCAAGCGCTTCACGGATCTCATCAATGCCGCGCTCTGTGGGTTCTACGTAGTGCTGCGCCGGTTTTTCGTGTTGGTAATAAGCCTCATTGGGTAGAACGGCTTCAATATCGGAGACGCTGTAGCGATGGCCAGCACTGGTGACCATGCGGCACATCTCACCAAGGCTGCCATCGGACTCGGCGTAGTAGCTGCCAGGCAGCCGCATGACGCGGGATGAGTTCTTGATGCTGCGGTCTGCATCGCAGTAATCAAGCAACCGCCCTTGCACTAGCTCCCAATGGGCTGGTGTGATTGGGTCTGCTAGCACCCAGTAGCTGTGGATGGATTTACCGCCGGTATTGATCTGAAACGTTGGTTCCGGCAGCCCTAGCTCTTGCCATGCGGTGAGCTGCCATTCGCGCGGGCGATCATCCCACTCGGCAAAGAACGCACGGCAGGCTGTGATTTCAGCATTGGTGTCGCCGCCATCGTTGATGACGACATAAACGCCGCGGCCTTCGGATTGCCACTGCTTGATCAGCGGCTTGCGAGCGCCACCTTTGCGGCCTTTGTCGTTTGGCTTGTCGGGATGCAGTCGGTGCAGAAAAGCACGCAGGCGGATGGTGCCTGCCGGTTTGCCGAGTAAGGCGATAAACCGACGGGCTTCGTCAAAATCAACTTCCTTCATGCCTGCCCCTTGGGTTCCGGCATGGTGATCGCGCCATCGCCATGCAATCGGATGGCGTGCTCCAGCAGCAGTCGGATGGCAGCGCTGCGTGAGAGCGTGTCACCACGCCAAGAATCCAGCCATTGCAGCTGGTTTGGCGCTAAGCGCAGAGGTATTGGTCGAGCTAATGGCATCGGGTTCCGGCTGGATGCTTGACAAGCGTATACGGTTAGTCTACGGTGTGCAAGCCACACGGCACTGCTATGGATCACATCCCCAAAATCATTCAGATTTCAACCAACAGCAGCGATGAAGGCAAAACGTGCCTTTACGCGCTTGACAGCGATGGTGACGTATGGGATTTGCAATGGACAAGAGAGGGTTGGATTTGGGTTTGCGTTGGTTCACCTTTTAACGGTGCCCAATGACCTACCAAGAGTTCCTAGCTTCCAAATCCACTGCAGCACCTGCCGCCGGCTTTGACCCGCAGCAGTTCACCGCGCCGCTGTTCCCGTTTCAGCGGGACATCGTGACCATGGCTTGCCGTGTTGGCAAGTTCTGCATCTGGGCTGACTGCGGCATGGGCAAAACCGCCATGCAGCTTGAGTGGGCACATCAGGTGCATCAGCACACTGGCGGCAACGTGCTGGTGCTCGCACCGCTTGCCGTGGCGCATCAAACCGTGCGCGAGGGCAGCAAGTTCGGCATCCCATGCTCGTTTGCTGCCACGCAGTCCGAGGTGGAGCCCGGCATCACGATCACCAACTACGAGAAGCTGAGCCACTTCGACCCATCCGCCTTCGACGGCGTGGTGCTAGATGAGAGCAGCATCCTCAAGGCATATACGGGCAAGATCCGCAATCAGATCATCGAGTCGTTCAGCCTCACTCCATACCGCCTGGCCTGCTCAGCCACACCAGCACCCAACGACCACATGGAGCTTGGCAACCATGCCGAATTCATCGGCGTGATGACCCGCACTGAGATGCTGGCCATGTTTTTTGTGCATGACGGCGGCGACACCGCTAAGTGGCGGCTCAAGGGTCACGCGCGGGACAAGTTCTGGGAGTGGGTCTGCAGCTGGGCGGTGACCATCCGCAAGCCGTCAGACCTTGGCTACGAGGACGGTAACTTCATCCTGCCGGCACTGCAGATCCAAGACTGCACGGTTGAGACGCCACGCGAGGCAACAGCAGGTGACGACGGCCAGATGGCGCTGTTTGCCATGGAGGCCCGCACGCTTAACGACCAACGCAAGGTGCGCAAGGCCAGCCTGCAGCTCCGCGTTGCAGCCGCTGCCACCCTGGCCAACAGCAACACGGATCAGTGGTTGGTGTGGTGTGACCTCAACGACGAAAGCAAGGCGCTCACTGCTGCCATCCATGGCGCTGTCGAGGTGTCTGGCTCAGACTCCGACGATCACAAGCGGCAAGCTGCTATCGACTTCCAAGACGGCAAGATCCGCGTGTTAGTTAGCAAGCCCAGCATCTTTGGTTTTGGCCTCAACTTTCAGCGGTGCCACAACGTCGCATTTGTTGGTCTGTCGCACAGCTACGAGGCGTTCTATCAAGCCATCCGTCGGTGCTGGCGATTCGGGCAAGATCAGCCCGTCAACGCTCACATCATTTACGACGTGGCAGAAGGCCGCGTGATCGACAACATCCGCCGCAAGGAAGCGGACAGCATCCAAATGGCCCAATCAATGGTTGAAATCATGAAGCAACAAACCATGGAACAACTCAAAAAGATCCAGCGCCAAGTGGCGCCGCACATCACTGAGCACAAGTCCGGCGATGGATGGGACATGTATATGGGCGATTGCGTGGAGAGCATCAAGCAGCTCGACAGTAACTCCATCCACTACAGCATCTTCAGCCCGCCGTTCGCGTCGCTTTATACCTACAGCAACAGCGACCGCGACATGGGCAACAGCCGCACTGAGCAGGAGTTCTTCGATCACTTCGCATTCCTTGCCAGCGAGCTGCACCGCGTGATGATGCCCGGCAGACTGATCAGCTTCCACTGCATGAATCTGCCCAGCAGCAAAGAACGCGATGGCTTCATCGGCGTGAAAGACTTCCGCGGCGACATGCTGCGCATCTTCCAGGCTGCTGGTTTCGTGTTCCATAGCGAGGTGTGCATCTGGAAGGATCCGGTCACCGCAATGCAGCGCACCAAGGCAATCGGCCTGCTGCACAAGCAAGTGCGTAAGGACTCTGCGCTCAGCCGCCAAGGCATCCCTGACTACCTCGTCACCGTGCGCAAGCTGGGCGACAACCCAGAGCCAGTAGTCGGCCCGTTCACGGAGTTTGCTGGTGAGAATCCACCATCCAAAAGCGGCGACCCGATTAAGGACTCGATCAACATCTGGCAGCGTTACGCCAGCCCCGTGTGGATGGATATCAACCCATCCGACACGCTGCAATATCGCAGCGCACGCGCCAATGAGGATGAACGCCACATCTGCCCGCTGCAACTCGAGGTGATCCGCCGCGGCCTGCAGCTATGGAGCAACCCAGGCGACGTGGTGCTGTCGCCGTTCGCCGGCATCGGCAGCGAGGGCTACTGCAGCATCCAAGCCGGGCGCCAGTTTGTCGGGTTTGAGCTGAAGCCTTCGTATTTCAACTGCGCGGTCAAAAACCTGACTGAGGTGGCCAGCAATCGTCAAGGAGTGCTGGTGTGATGCAGCTCCGCCCCTACCAACAGCAACTAATCAACGACATCCGCCTGCAGTATCAGCTAGGGCACAAATCTGTGCTTGCGGTGCTGCCCACCGGAGGCGGCAAGCGGTATGATTCCGTTGCCCGCAACTGTTGGACGATGCCCGGCACCTGCAAAATTGAAGGCTGCGACAAGCCAGTGGACAGTCACGGTATGTGCGGAATGCACGCCCAGCGCGTGCGTCGCTACGGCGACCCGCACTACATCACCCCCGAACAGTCACGCCGAGCTAAAAACCGCGCAGCGCAGCTTGCTCGTGTTGAATCCGTCAAGGAAACGACCTATCGCAAGCGACATGGGCGCCACGAGCATCGCGTTGTAGCTGAGCAGATGATTGGTCGACCGCTTGAACGCGGAGAAATCGTGCATCACATTGATGGCAACAAGCACAACAACGATCCATCAAACTTGATGGTGATGACGCAAGACCATCACATCAGAGAGCATTTAGCGCCTGATGCCAAACCTATTGAGTGGAGCGGGCGGGCTATGTATCCGAAAGATTGGGCGACAGAGTTTGGCATTAGCGTTCAGCGTTTTTACGGCAGGCGCCGCGCCGGTTGGTCTATGGAGCGCATTGCATCAACACCGATCCGCAAATGGGCTAAGCAATGATTGATCTTCGCCCTTATCAACAGCAGTTAGTTAATGAAATACGCGGCCAGTATCAGTTAAGCCGCAAATCGGTTCTTGCCGTGCTCAGCACTGGTGGCGGTAAGACTTACATTTTCAGCTACATCGCTCAACAAGCAAGCATTAAGGGAAACAGGGTTTTAATCCTTGTTCACAGGGCTGAACTGCTCGACCAAGCAAGCCGCAGCTTGCGCAACATGGACGTTGCCCACGGGTTGATTCAAGCCGGCAAGGCAATGGATCTATCCCGCACGGTGCAGATTGCCAGCGTGCAAACCGTTGCCCGTCGGCTACACATGCTGCCGCGTGATTTCTTCCAGCTCCTAGTGGTGGATGAGGCGCACCACACCACGGCTGGCACATGGGCCAAAACGGTTCAGCACTTCCATAACGCCAAGCTGCTCGGCGTAACTGCAACACCGATCCGCTCAGATGGCCGCGGCCTAGGCGAGCACTATCAATCCATGGTGCAAGGCCCAACAGCGCAGCAGCTCACAGACGCAGGATTCCTTGCGGCTGCCAAGGTGCTGGCACCGCCTGGCTTTGACTCAACCGGCTTGCGTAAGCGCATGGGTGACTTCGACCCCAAGGATGCTGAGCAGCGCGTCGGCACAATCATGGGTGACTGCCTTGGCCACTACCGCAAGCACCTGCCAGGCCAGACGGCAATCGCGTTCTGCTGCAGCGTGGCGCACGCGGAGGCAGTGGCAGCACTCTTCCAGTCAGCAGGCATCGCCGCAGCCAGTATTGACGGCAGCATGGATACTGCGCAGCGCCGGCAGTTGCTGCAGGACTTGGGCACCGGGAGGCTCAAGGTGCTGACCAGTTGCGCATTGATCGGTGAAGGCGTGGACGTGCCATCAGTCGGCGGCTGCATCCTGCTGCGGCCTACGGCATCAGTGGCGCTGCACCTGCAGATGATCGGCCGATGCCTGCGCCCGCAACCCGGCAAGCGCGCCGTAGTGCTCGACCACGTCGGCAACACGCTCAGGATGGGACACCACTTAGAACCACGAGACTGGACCCTAGATGGCCTTAAAAAACGCGACCGCGAGGTAGCGCCATCGGTCAAGGTCTGCCCGCAGTGCTTTGCCACTAGTGCCAGTGCGGTGCAGGTATGCCGCGAATGCGGGCATGTATTTGCGCCACAGGAACGCCGCGAGCTGCAGCAGGTGGATGGGGAGTTGGTGGAGATGGCTGCACGCCAACGCAAGCGGGAGCAAGGCAGCGCCCAGTCCCTCGACGATCTACGCGAGCTAGCGCAGCAACGCGGCTACAAGCGAGGATGGGCCGAGAGGGTCTATCAGGCCAGACTGGCGAAGCGTTATGGCGGATGAGTGACTGAGCAGCAAATCCAGCAGCACATACGCATCGCCTGCAGCAACGGTGACACGCGCCTGTTCCGCAATAACACCGGCACGCTCAAGGACGCCAATGGCCGCCCGGTTCAGTTCGGGCTGTGCAAGGGCAGCGCTGACCTGATCGGCTGGAAGCGCGTCACCATCACGCCGGATATGGTCGGCACCCAAGTGGCGGTGTTCGCCTCCATAGAAGTCAAGACCGCAACCGGCAGGCTGCGCCCTGAGCAGCAGCAGTGGTTGGATGCGGTCCAGGCGGCTGGTGGCATTGCCGGCGTGGCACGCTCGGTCAGTGATGCGGAGACATTGTTAAGAGATGTTGCACGGGGTTGATCAGGGTTGCCGATGGTGTAGGATGACGTCACGAGGGGAGCGGCCCACTCGCAAAACTCAACCGCCGGGGAACAGAGCACACGACCCGTAAAAATCGAGCTCAACAGGGCCTGGATAAGCCCACACCGCCGGTTGGTCCGGCACACCATTGATCCTTGAAAACCGAATACTCGCGGGCGTCGTCCGCTCCGGTGGTGGCCTTCACCCGGCACCCATGAGTCCCGCCGGGGGCTCAACCACCAACCGGAGATCCCATGGACGACATCACCCGCAACGCCCTCGCCCGCGAGGCCGAAACCGCAGCGTTAATCGCTGAGGTGGACGCGGCCTTCGAGGCGTGGAGCCGCTCCACCGAGCAGCTGCTCACGATGACCCAAGAGATCATCGCGCTGACTGACTCAATCGAGCACGATCTGGGCAACGCCCAGGCCGCGCTTGAGGAGTGGTTCTAAGGGCGCCGCCCCTTCGGGGGCGCAAGGATTTAGGCCATAAGCCGGATAGTGCGCCCCGGATCCTCAATCACCTCAAGCATCATGCGTGCACTGATCACTGCAGCAATCCTGCTGCTGTCGCCTGCTCAAGCCCGGCAGGTGACTGCCACCGTCTACGACGGCTGGTACCACGGGCGCACCACGTACTGCGGCGGCACCTACCGCCACTGGGATGTGTCAGCTGCCCATCCATGGCTGCCATGCGGCACGCGCGTCACGGTGCAACACCGCGGGCGCCTGCTCACCGTGCCAGTTACTGACCGCTGCGACTGCGGATCGTTGGATCTCAGCGCTGGCGCCGCATACCGACTAGGCGTGCCGCTAGATGGCACCGCAACTGTGTCGATTCGTTACTAGGCAGGGTTGACCACGGCTGCACATGGTGTAGGATATGGGGACAGCAGGCAACCAGTCCTGCACCCCACCCCGAGAACCATGACCAAGAAACAACCCCGCCTCACCGAAGCCGAGCAGCTGGCTCGCGCAATCCGCCTCCGCGAGCGTGACCGCGCTGAGCGCGCTGCGGAGGAGGCCCGCACCAACGCCTTCCTCAAAACCTGCTGGTGGTTTGACCAGACTCTGCTCGACGACTGAGCCCACGCGGCCCGCCGGAGCCGCTCCCAATCCGGCAACCACACATTGCGACCCCAACCATGCTCACAACCGCACTGCTGATCATCTGGAAGCTGCTGCTGCCGCTGCTGGTAGTAGTCGCCGTGATCGACTGGCTCACTGCTTCTGACGACCGCCGCATCCGCGTACTGCGCCGCACTGGCCTGAGCCAGAAGCGCATTGCCGACCGCCTCAACCTGTCCACCTATCGCGTCCGTAAGGCGCTGATGGCATGAACAATCTGAACCGCTTTGCCGTGCTGGCAATCATCTTCGGTGTCTGGGCAATGGCCTATGACACCGGCCGCCAGCAGCCTGCCTACAGCCATCACGCCTGCCAAGAGCAACTCAAGCCATGACTGAAGCAGACATCTACTGGACATTTGCCACCGCCTACCAGCACGGCGGTGGATTCTTCCAAGCGCTAGCGCACGCTGGCCTCAAGGCTGACCCCGGCAACAAGCGCCGCCTGCTGGATGCATTCCCCGAGCTAGTCGCCACCTACGGCACCGCCAGCCGGATGCACCGCCAGATGCGTAGTGGGGCAGCAGCGTGACCAGCAACGCCGACTACCACGCCGACCCCGCCGTCAGCGCCAGCCACCTGCACGCAGTGGCTAAGTCGCCCTACCACTACTGGAGCCGCTACCTCGACCCCAAGCGCAGCGCACCCGAGCCAACTGCTGCTATGCGGCTTGGCTCACTGGTGCATTGCGCAGTGCTTGAGCCAGAGGAGCTTGGCAAGCGCTATGGCGTCTGCGGTCCACGCAACACCAAGGCCGGCAAAGAGCAAGCGGAGCGCATGGCAGCCGCTGGCATTGAAGCCATTACTCAGTCCGACATGGCACTGGCGCTATCCATGGCGCTGAGCGTGCGACTGCATCCTGCAGCAGCAGCACTGCTTGCCCATGGCCAGGCTGAGCAATCCTTTTGGTGGGATGACGCCGCTACTGGGCTGCGGTGCAAGTGCCGCCCTGACTGGTACGACGGCACGACGGTGGTTGACCTCAAGACCACCACGGATGCCGGCCCTGCCGGCTTTGCCCGTAGCGTGGCTACCTTCCGCTACCATGTGCAAGCGAGCCACTACCTAGCCGGCTTGCACGGTGCTGAGCGGTTTGTGTTCATTGCCGTTGAGAAGACTGCCCCGTACGCGGTTGCGGTCTACGAGCTTGACGCTGCGGCCATGGCTGCTGGTGATGAGCTGCGGCAACGCGACATGCGCGTGATTGCCGACTGCCAAGCCACCAAGGAGTGGCCGGGTTACGGCGATCACTGCCAAACGCTCAGCCTGCCTTCATGGGCATTAACTGCCAACCCAACTATCACATCCGATGACTTCTAGCATCACGCTCTGGACACCAGAGCAAACGCAGCTGATCTCAACCACCATTGCGCCTGGCTGCAGCAATGACGAGTTGCGCCTGTTTGCCTACGCCTGCCAGCGCACTGGACTGGATCCATTCAGCAAGCAGATCTACGCCATCAAGCGTGGCGGAAAGATGACCATCCAAGCCGGCATTGACGGCTTGCGTGCCATTGCTGAGCGCACTGGGCAACTGGATGGCAGCATCACCGAATGGTGCGGTGAAGACGGCCAGTGGACTGACGTATGGCTTGGCAGCAAGCCACCTGCCGCGGCCAAGACCACTATCTGGCGCAAGGGTGCCAACCATCCATTTACTGGTGTGGCACGCTTTGCTGACTACAACGCCGGCCAAGGCTTGTGGTCCAAGATGGGAGCTGCGATGATCGCCAAATGCTCTGAGGCATTGGCACTGCGCAAGGCGTTTCCTGCCGACATGTCCGGTGTCTACAGCACCGATGAGATGCAGCAGGCAGAAGTGGAGCCGGTCACGGTGACCGCTGCTGCTGCGCTCCCAGCAGGCGACGCCAAGCTGTTCCAAGCCGGTAAGGCTGCTATTGCCAAAGCCGACACGCTGGACAAGCTGCAAGAGGTGGTAGCGCGCATGGATAAGCGCAAGCCCGATCTCAGCGATGAGCAGAACGATGAGTTGCTGCGCCTTGCTGTAGAGCGCGAAGCGGTGCTATCCGACACGCCATCAGAGGATCCCTTCGCTGATGACTGAACCATTCCTCACCACTGACGAACTGGCAGCACGTTGGGGCCTGAAGCCAGCAGCCATCAAAAACCAACGTGCACGCGGCATTGGCCCTGCTTACGTCACTGCACCACGCATTGGCCTACCAGCAGGCACGCCACGTGTTCGCTATCCCCTTGCACAAGTCTTGGCTTTTGAAGAAGCCAATGGCATTACACCACTGAACTGACATGAGCCTTTACGCAACCGGCATCGTTCGCATCATCACCGACCCGCAACTACGTGCCTTTGAATCCGGTACCATGGTTGCCAACTTCGCTGGTGGTATCCAGGAAGGCAAAGACAAAGACGGCAACTGGATTAATAACGCAATCGACTGCGAGATCTGGGGCAAATCTGCTGAGCTGATCGTTGATAAGCTCAAAAAAGGCGACAGCATCCTTGTGACCGGTGCCGTACGCCGGCAAGAGTGGAACGACAAGGAAACCGGCGCCAAGCGCAGCAAGCATGTGCTCAGCATCCAGCGCTTTGAATTCATGCCACGCGGCGCAGCAACCACCAGCGAGGAGCCTGTGTTCTGATGAATCAAACCACACTTGACATTGCATTCAAGGAGTGGTGGGAGGCGTCCTACGGGCGCCCTCCCGGCACCCATGCAGTGATGACACACGTGGCATTTGCCGCGCATATTCTTGAACTTCTGGAGCTGACGCAAGATGATCAACCACAAGACTGAACAGCGCCGTGATGACTACTTGCAGTGGTTGTACGAGCAAAGCGGCCGCACATGCTGCACCTACACCGGGCTATATCAACAGCGCATTGCTGATCTGGTCCGCCGCGATATGGCAGAGGCTTTAGGTGATGAGTGATCTCGTCAACCATCCGCCGCATTACAAGCACGGCGACATTGAGTGCATCCAAGCCATTAAGGCAGCACTTGGTGATGACGGCTTTCGCGCTTACTGCAAAGGCAACGTCATCAAATACCTATGGCGTGCTGAGCACAAGGGCAACGCCGATCAGGATTACGGCAAAGCCGACTGGTACATGCGCAGGTTGCTGCTGCATGTAGATGAGTGATCCGTTTAAGCGCGGCGAGGCAAACTACGCCGCGTTTCTTACAGAAGATCACGTACGCGAACTACGCCAGTTGCGTGTTGCTGGTAACAGCTACAGACAACTGGCAGAACGCTACGGCATCGACAAAAAACACGCATGGCGCATCTGCCAACGCATTGCATGGAGCTGGCTTGAATGACTGACTATCCCATCACTCCGCCGCCGGAGCGAGTAGAACCAAGCAACACACACCTTTGTCAGCTCTTTGACGGATTAGAGCACTGCTTTTCTAAAGAATCCCAGCGTGATTACCTCAGGCAATGGATCAGAGACTGGACAACTGACAAAGTAAACCGCGCCGCTCAATGGGGTGCAGATCAGGAGCTGGAGGCGTGCTGTGAAGTGCTTGCTCGTGAATTAATTTGTGATGGCAAGCATGTTGCAACAGATCTCCGTATGATTCGCCGGCCCAAGCCGCCGAGCTTGAAGGAGCAGGCACTAGAGACGCTGAAATATCCACAAGATTTTTGGAGTGAAGCTGAGGTTGACACCATCCGCCGCGCACTGGAGCAACTCCCCGATTAGCCAAGCCCACTATTTATTCAACCAATGACAATCCTCTGCGACTACGAGATCAAAGCGCTGTGCACCGACGGCATGGTGCCGAATTACGACGAGGCATTGATCAATCCTGCCAGCCTTGACCTACGGCTTGGTGACACGATCATGATCGAGTCTGCCGAAAACCTAAACATGCGGCCGCTCAGCATTGCAGGACGCACGGCAGAGAACCCTTACGAGCTGAAGCCTGGGCAATTCATCCTTGCGCAGACGATTGAAGTGTTCAACATGCCGGAAAACATTGCCGGCCTGTTCTTCCTTAAGTCAAGCCGCGCGCGGGAAGGCTATGAAAACCTGCACGCCGGTTACGCAGATCCTGGCTGGCATGGCAGCGTGCTGACTTTGGAACTGAAGAACTCACGCCAGATATTGCCGCTGCCGCTTTGGCCTGGCTTAAAGATCGGGCAGATGGTGTTCTTCCGCATGAGCCAGCAGCCGGTGACCAGCTACAGCGTCACAGGCCATTACAACTTAGACATTACGACGACGGCCTCGAAGCAGTTCTTCAGCGGCATCTAGGTGCCACTGCTCTAGACCAGTCCGCAACGCTGCCGACGCTTCTTGCGCAAGCCAGTGGATTTGAGACCGCTGGCTTGCTTCTTGCTCGGCTATCAACAGCGCATATTCCAGCAGTCCGCCCCAATCTGCTGCAGCATGTAACGCACGCAGCTGCGCAGCATTGGCAGCGCCGTGGAATTGTGCTTCCATTGTATGCACTAACGGATTCTCCATGTCTGACGCTATTGGCGACTACTTAAACAGTATCGCGCGGTATCCATTACTCACACCGCAACAAGAGATACAACTTGGCCGCCGAGTTTCAAAGTGGAGAGAATTAAAGGATCTTGAAAGACCTTTAACAACACAAGAACGCCGCGAGCTGCGCAGCGGTGAGCGCGCGCGGCAAAAGTTCATGCAATCCAACCTGCAGCTTGTAGTGCATGTTGCACGCAAGTACAGCAGGCGCAACACGCAAACGCTTGACATGCTGGATCTGATCCAAGAGGGCAATATCGGTCTTGCGCGCGCGGTCGAGTTGTTTGACTACACCCGTGGCTACAAGTTCAGCACCTACGCCTACTGGTGGATCCGTCAATCCATTGGCCGCGCATTGATTCAATACGACCCAATCATCAGGCTGCCGCTTGGCGTGCATGAAATGCTGATCAAGCTCAACAAGACAGCGCAGGCATTTGCGCAAGAGCACGGACGCACAGCAACTATGGCGGAGCTTGCCGCAGTGCTTGATGTAACCCCCAAGATGATATCTGACACATTGCAACAGTCGTATCGGGTCACAAGCCTTGATAAGCCTGCGCAAGATGAATCATCTAACATTCTTGACATCATTGCCGATAAAAGACAATACGACGTTGAATACGATTGGCAGCTTGAAACGGTGCGCGACTATTGCGATGAGCATTTAGATGATCGCACTCGTGAAATCATCTACGCACGCAACAGTCGCAATCCAGTGCCATGGAATGACCTAGAAAAGCGCATGGGCCTATCACGTGCGCGCATGTGCGAAATACAAAGGCGTGGCATCAGCCGCCTTCGTATGCTGATAGGCAACCCGCTGGCAGGCACCCCACTTGGCGCCAACAATACAGAAAGTCGGGAACGTCTGGAGGGTCTGCCTAGCGGGAATGTGTAAAGATCACCAGCAAGAATGGCAGGCTAGGGTGTTTTATCATCAGATGCTTGAATCCAGTGCAGCACAGCAAGCTCACGATCTAGCAGATAGGAATCCTGCTGATTGAACCACTGCTGCCATTCTTCGCTGCCCTTTTTTCGATTGCATGGCCTACAAGCTGGCACAAGATTAGTCGTCACAGTAGCTCCACCTTTGTGGCGTGGCTTGACGTGGTCTAACGTGTCAGCTGCATCTCCGCAGTAAGCGCATTGATGCTGCCATGCCTCAAAGATTTGCTGCCTGAATCTATGTTTTGCACTGCGTTTCGGGATGAGGTTTGCGCCATCAATGCAGTGATCCACGCAGTGGCTTCAATAATCCCATCGTACCTTTGGCTTGCCGCGACGCATTCCTAAATGCACAAATCCCTTAGGTGCGCCGTAGCCAAGAGAATGCGGCCAGTTCTGATCGCACCACTCTTGTACGTGGTTGATGTTGACCTCACGGATATAGAAATCAACCGCACCAACGTCAGGTGCGTCATATAGGTGCTCGCTGCCGCTGGATCCACCTACCGCTGCATTGATGGCACGCGGGCGATAGCCGCTGGTAATGACAACAGGCTTGCCGCCAAACTTGACACGTGCACGCTCAAGGAATGCCGCTAGCTCTGCTGCCGTGTCGAGCTGATATTGATGGTCAAAGCGTCGTGATTCTTGAAACAGCGCAAACTCGCCAAGCTGCACGTGCGGTGTGATGCGAGCTGTAAATGCGCTATTCGGCGACAGCTTGGCTGGATCCTGCTGCTGCTCACCAGCCCATAGCCTGCCTTCTGCGCGGCGACGACGCAGCAAACCTGCCTCTACGGCACTGCCTGGGTTGCGGTACAACTCCATTGCCGCTGGCACTGCCTGCCAGTCTTTGCCGGCAAGGCATTTACTGATCGTCTCAAAACCAGTGCTGCCGTAGAACCCGGCGCCAAGGTTATAGGCGAAGGAGATCAAAGCGCATTGCTTATTGCTCGTCATCTCATTCCAAAACGGCACGCTGTTGCGCAGTTTTGCGGCAATGCGCTCAACCTCAAGCGCCAGCAACTGATCGGCATCAATCACGGTGATCTTGTCGCCGCGTTGCACCTTGCGGCCATCTGGATACCGCGTGGTGCCGTAGCCAATCGTTGCAACGTCCCATCCGTGCAATGGGTCCGGGTATGCACTGAGGTGCACGCCCTCAAACTCTTTAATGAGATTTATGGCTGGCTCATAATTATGCAACTTGCCGCCAGCTTGCCAGGTCTTGTACCAATGCTGATCCCTATTGAAGACTTCAGGCGCAACCTTTAATAGCTCAGCTTCCAATTCAGACACGGCTGCCATTTGATGTGGCGTGCCGTGCTTGTAGTATTTAAACAGGTCGGATAGCTTGATCATCGCTTAACCAATGGAGTGACAACACCAGCAAGTACTTCAATAGCCCTATAAAGCTTGACCGCAAGTTTGGCGGTTTTTCTTAGTGCTTTGTTGTCTTTTGGTGTTGGCGTCAAGTTGACCACGATCAACGCGACGCCATGAATGGCGACTGCTAAAGCAACGTAATCAGCAATGCGATCCATGGCTAAGCATGCGGCCGTCCCTCTAGTTTAGATACCCTTTGCTCAACCGTATTCAGCCGCGTAAATGTCTCTTTGCGGTCTTCTTTGATGTCGGTGTGAAGCACTTCTAGTTGAGTGGCAATATGCTCTACTGCGCTGGTCAGCCGAATGACCGCATCACGCGCTTCGTCATTGCGGCGGCTAAAGCCCATTGCGCCCATTGCGGCAACGGAGATCGACGCCCCGGCGATAGCAGCGATCAGCTCGATCATGCAATTAGCTTAGCTATCTGCTTAGCTTGACACCTAAACCCTTTTGAGGCGTTTAGGCGATCCGCAGTGGCAGGCTGCGGTGAGGCCGGCACCGCGTGAGGACCGGCCACCTGCCACCCTTTTACCAGGGCACACCTGCAGCCTTGCTAGGGCTGCGCTGCTCGTCAATCTGCTGCTGCAGGGCTGCCTCGATCTCGGCAACCTTTTCGTCACCGCCTAGTGCTTCCTTGACCCAGCCGATCACAGTTGGCTCGTCGAGTTGGTTGTACGGGATCAGGTTGTCGGGGCGCTGAAAGCCGATGCTGCCATATGCGCCAGAGGAATATGCCTCATCTGAGGCATTGACGGTGTAGTGGGCAGTAAACACAAAGCCGTCGTCGGTTTCGCGCTCAAGGGTATTGATACCCCAAACAAAGTTGGTGGCCATGGTAAAAACCGTGTTCAGTAGCAAGTTAGTAGGAGTGCAACCAGTTGAGTAGGCCGGTTGCCCGCCTAGCGACGTGGACCGGCCAACTTCAAACTTGAATCAAATTAGAAGTTGACTAGAGAAGGTGACTACTAGGGCTGGTACAGGTATCGCTGAGGGGATGCCTCGTCTTGGTTGTAGACCAGTTCCCTGTAGTTCTTGCCCCTTCCAATAGGAACGGCAATGGTGGAAGCATAAGCAGGGATGCGGATGCACTTGCCATCAGCATCACCTCCTACAAGTTCAACCAGTTTGTGTTTGAGTTGTGGCATAGAAGTGGAAACGTTTAGCCGATCTTGATGGCACCATCGGACATTTGAATCTTGGCGTCGCCAGTCATCTTGATTCTGCCACCTTCTTTGGTGGTGATGGTGACACCTTCAACCAGTTCGGAGGCGTGCTTGACCAGCTCGGTCACGTCTTCGTCGTTGTCTTTGGCGCGGATCTCAAGCTTCGTCGCAGGAGTCCGAGTCTTCCATTCTCCGTTCCCGTCAACGCGGGCGTACTCTTCGCCGCCTGAACGAAAGACGAGATCGTTGTCGTAATCTGGTTCGGTCATGGTTTCTAGGGAACTGTGGCCAGGGGCAGGAGGTGCAAACTCGCTGCCCCACCACTATACGCTTGACGCGGGCGATTAGACCATATTGGTGACATCAACAAAATGGTCTATGGGAAGCCACTAGGGGATCACGGATTAACAGCAACGGATCTTGTGGATCATGAAGTGCCAATCCGTGAACGACAAGTGAGTAGGACTAAGAGGTCTAGGCGATACCAGCATTTGTGAGACGCTGTTCTAGAACTTCGATCTTGGCGATGGCTTCTTGCAGTGCCTTAGTCAGCACAGCAGTCAGCTTTTCGTAGTTGACGCCAAGCGGGATGTCTTCAGTGTCTTCCTCGTTCTTGGTTATGACGGACTTAGGTCCGATAGGAACAAACTCAGGCAGGACGCCAACAAGTTCATCTGCAATAAAACCAATCTCGTCGCGTTTATCGTCTGTGCGGAAGTACTTCCTAGGTTGAAGCAGTTTTACAGCGTCAACGCCATAAGGGCAATCAACAATACTTTCTTTTACGAGTCTACTTGAAGTGTCATAAGTGACGATCCCAGTAGTTGTGTTGTACTTCAAAGTGCTATTGCCAGCGCCTGATGCAATTACAGTGCTTGCAATGGCAAATGTGGACCCAGGGTCCGCACTGCTGCCGACGCCAAAACCGCCAAAAACACTTATGGTCCCGTTGGCTCGAATCCTCATTCTCTCCGTCGGAGAAGACGCGCCATCCGCAGTAGTGGAGAACACTAAACAGCACGGCATGTCGTTAGCGCCGGGGGTGCCATCTACGAATGTTGAGATAGATGCAGCGTTGATAAATCCTGTGCCGTCATGGCCTCTAAAACGAATTGAGCCAAGCTCATTACCACTTGCTACGGCAGTTGTAGATCCAAGTGCGGTGCTACCAGCCCTCGACAAGAACAGGAACGATGCACCGTCGGCACTGGAGTTGGTGTAATCGGAAATAACCTCTATTGCAGGAGTTGAGCCACCAAGATCTTCGATCTGCAGCTTTACCCCTGTATTAGAGTTGCGCGCAGTAGACGTGCCAACTAAAAGCCTGCCGCTGGTGTCGATGCGGGCGCGTTCGGTTGCAGAGCCACCAGAAGGCTTGGTAAGAAACGCCAAGTAGCCGTCAGCCCCACTACCGCCGCCAGCAGCGTAGATCTGAGCAATAGGGCTTGCCCAGGCTGATCCAGAACCATTGTACTTCTCAAAAGACAAACGAACGCCTTCACCGCCAGTATCACCTGGAGATGTAATCGTTCCACGCGATTGCCTAAACTTATAGGTTACGTCGCCAGAATCTACGCCAGCAAAAATAACAGGTGAGTTGCTATTTCCTCCGGCATGTAACGCCGCTTCAACGGTAGTAAAGCCAATCCCTACTGCTCCTGTTCCAGTTATGCGAACACGCTCAGTATTATTTGTACCAAAAACTATTGGATTAGTTGACGTGGTATTAAGTAGACATGCGTAACCGGCACCAGTACCAATAATCCCGCCATTTCCATCGCCTTTCTCAAGTCCGAAATATGCCCAATCGCTGCTGTTACCCGTAAACTTAATGTAAGAAGGAACTGTTGTGGAGCTTGCCTCAATGTTTTGTATTGCCCCACCGCCGTACAAATGTAGCAAGCTGTTAGGGCTGCTAGTCCCCAGACCTAAGCGGCCACTGGAGTCCAGGCGCATTCGCTCGTTGCTACCGCTTTGCCATACGTATTGAGGAGCACTACCAAGGCTATATGCAGTATTAAATACAATTTCGTTATTAGTAGTGTCTGATGCGCTGATTGTGAGGCCAGGATTGTAAGTCCCGCCGACTCGTCGAGCCCTGAAAAGCTCTCCATCTGAAGATCTGGAAATAAAAAGCGGAAGTGCATTAGAGGGTGTAATGCTGACAGTTCCACTCGCATCAACAAACAACCGCCCCGTACCATTAGTCGAGATGGCTACTTGGTCTGCACCGGGGGAGTAGATGCCGGTGTTGGTGTCGCCGGTGAAGCGCAGCGTTGGTGCTGCGGCACTGCCCAGTGGTACGGTCAGCGTTGAATCGAGCGTGGCAGCACCGGTTACATCAAGAGTGCCTGGTACATCAACGTTGCTAGTCCACTCAACACCAGTGCCGGCTGCATCGGTTTGCAGCAGTTGACGCGCTGCACCATCCTGCAGTTTGCTAACAGGTAACTCGCTGATGGTTGCAGTGCCGTCATTGGCGACCTCTACATCGCCGTTGATGATGCCGACTACTTCTCCGACCGTGGTCTTTTTGGTGCTAGTGGCGCTGACATCAACCACTGGCAGCTCATCAGATGCGGCAGGAGGCGTCAGGGCTGCCAACTGAGAGATCTTGACGTTAGCCATGGAGGGCAGCGCAAAAACTAAGCTGCTTGAAGTCTAAGTGCAAGGCGTTTACCGATTGCGTGTAAATTGATCAAGAAACCATTCTTGATACTTTAGCGGTTTTTTGCTGGTTTCAATGATAATACGCCGCTGTTCTAAAGATATTTCATACGTGTGCAATAAAGCTAAAATTTGAGCGCACATTGCTTCGGAGTGAGTCATACAAAAGCACCTGTGCCAGCCTGGATGAAACCTCCACCCAGGTCGGCTAAGTCACGAGTTTTTGTCATTGTTTATGCTGCTTGTGTTACTAATTTCCAGCCAGTGCTTGTACCATCAGTTCCCTGTTTGACATAGAGGTTTCCAGAATCAGTGCGTAGCAGAAGACTTCCCCTATCTGCGATTACGTTCCCTTCTGGATTGCCACCATATGGTTTAATCAGAACAGTACCAGCTCCAGCTCCGACAAGGCTTAATGCACCAAGGTTATCAAGTGTAGCTCTAGTAGTACCTTCAACCTGTAGAGTCAGAGGTGATGTGCTTGCATTTATAAAATGTGGTGTGGTAGTTCTTTCAAACGCTGCATCGGCGGTAATGCGGCTGTGGTTTCCAATAACCCGACCGTCTGAACTCCCTGGCAACAGCAGAGCAGTGACACCACTAAGCTGACTTATGATACTGTTGTCAGCAATCCAATAGGTTTGTACAGTATTTAGATAGACTGGATACTTAGTGCAGATGTTAGTATTCTGAGGGCCACCACGGAGGGTGTTTCTATGAATCCAGACTCGACTAACGTCAGTGTTTGCGACTTGTCCTTCAGCAAGAATAATTGCACCGGCAGCTCCGTCCCCACCATCAAGCCAGTTATCAATAATCTTGACATAGCTGATGGTGTCACCATTACCCACACCAGAGTTAAACGGTTTGAGGGTAATAGCGGCACCGTTAATGCCAGTCTGGTCAATAATGTTACCGGAGATAAGGATCTCAAGTCCACATTCGATATAGATGGGGTTGGCGCCAGAGGCTGTATTAAGAAAAGAGTTATTGAGAATCCTCACACCTTCCGGTTGTTGCGGTGATGCACTTAGAATATCTCGTTTAAGCCAAACAGACTTGCTGCCACCCAAGACATAGTTGCCGGCAATGTACCCATTCATTGCCCAATTGGCACCAATAATAAAATTTGTACAGTCAATTGCGTAGCAGTCAACGACACGATATGAGTCGGTTCGGAGGGTAATTGCTGCAAACCAGTTGCTAAAGAAGCATGACTCAACGGCTTCATAACCGTTATTATTGTCGCCTCTAAACTCTATAGCAGTGGCGTTAATGGCTCCACTAGACTCAATACTAAGGTTTCTGATGATGGAAGTAGAGTCATTGAAATAGAAAAGCGCTTTGTTTGAGACTCCAGATGTTGCCTGTATAACTGCACCACCTCCGACAGCTCCTGTGCCACAAAGCTCAATAAGACTTAGCGGCCCAGTTCCAAAGACATTGATTGTGTTTGATACCTTGTAGATACCATCTGGGAATTGTACAGTACCTCTAGGGAACGCAGCATCAATAGCCGCTTGAATAGCAGCCGTATCATCGGCAACACCATCTCCCACTGCCCCGAAATCTTTAACACTTACCATATCTCGCAGCTTTGATTCAACGGTGCGCTGCACAGCACCAGTACCGGTTTGGGTAAATTGCACACCAGCAGCGGTGCCGGTCGTAGTATTTTGAAATTTGCGGATATTGCCAGCCGTGTCCTTGGTGTAAAGCTCAGCATCTGCTGCGTTAATGGCAATTTCGCCTACATCAATATCACCCGCCGTAGGTGGAGTGCCGGATACGGTGCTGTTCTTGTGGGTGATCTTGTAGGTCATGGCAACAGTGCCTTATGGGTAGCAGTCTAGCCTTCGCGCAACTGCACCTCGCGCACGGTCACAAAGTTTGCCGAACCAATAATCACATCCGTGGCGCGAACACTGACAGCGCTACTCGTCAGCATAATTTGCGCTTTGTAGTACAGGTCGCCAGGCAGCAGCATTCCGGTATAGCTAGTGCGGTCTTGCGCATCTCCGTCAATCATCCAAAACTCAGCCTCAGCCTCAGATTGCTCGTTGGTGTTCAGCAGCAAGCGCAGCACGTTGCTTGTACCGAGCGTTGCCAGTGCGGTTGAATCAAGGGTGAAAGCGGCAGGAGCCGGCGTTACCTCGGCATTGTCGTAGGCAGTGGTTCCAGCGCTGCTGCCACTCACTGCAGCATCGTTGTAAGTAATGTTTTCTTCAACGCCAAAAAACACATAGGCATTGGCGTATTCGCTGCGACTGACGATTGCGGTGTTGCGGGTGTCGCGTTCCTCGCGCTCAATAAAGAAATCAAACGTGCCACCACCTTGCACCAGCGACTTAACGCCATCAAAGAATTGATCGCCCAATCCGGTGGTGTCAATTTCGCTGGCGTTGAGGTTAAGGCTCCAGCTTTGCAGGCAAGCCTCTAGCTTCCATTCGTTGACAAGGCGCAATTCAATCTGGCCAGAAGGATCTAATGCAAAATCGGATTGATCAATGTCTTCTCGCGTCACGTCATTAACGCCAGCCAGCGCCGCTGCTCGCGTGCGATAAAACGACAGCCGATTAAGCTGATCAACGTGTACGTACAGCCGATTGCGGTACGGAGTGATGTCTGCATCCGACTGCACGGCAAACACATTGCCGTCTTCTGTTGTCAGTACATCGTTATTTTCAGTCGATAACCAGCGAAATGGGCGCAACAGTCCGGCAGGGTATGCCGTGCCGTAACCGACCATCTCGGCATAGTCTTGGTAATCAAAGATATTGGCGTAACTGGGAATTAGCGGATCGCTGTACAGATTTGCGTTTGGCCAATTATTTGTGCTTGCAACCTCGACAAGATCGCCGCTGCGGAATCCTGTCGTTGTCAACGAGATGATGTTCTTGTCTTGGTTCAGCGCAGTAATGTTCACCGCAACTGGCGATGGCGCCGAGCGGCTTAAAACGATTTTGCCGTTAGTACCAAGAACTGCCATGGCTAGCTAGGCGCACCCGTGAACTGGAATGCCACATTGGTGCTGGTCACGTCGCCGACAGAGACGGACGTGCCGACTTGCGTGATGAACACGCTGCCGGCCAGTGTTTGCCCTGTGCCAACAGTTAGCGTCACTGCGATCGGCGTCTCACGCGAGCTAGCGGTGTTCAGCACATTTGCAATCAAATTGCTTTTGATTTCCGCTTCATAGATGAACGTCGCATTACCTGTTGCTCCAATCAGGCCAGGCGTATATGTGCGACTGTACTCACCAAGGTTTGTGGTCTCAAGCGCATCACGCGAGATGTCTACCGTGGCGTTACGCACCACTCCGGTGTACCCGTTAATGGTGAAGTTGCCGTTAGCGCCTGTGTATGCCATGACTACAGTCTAAGCTCAGCCACCAGCGCCACACGCACATTGCTGCGCCCAGGGCTGCCGGAGCTTTCGATGCTTGGCGGCTCTTCAGCGAAAAACCACTTCAGCCCTGCGCCGGTTGCGCTGCCGTCAAGCCATGTTGTCAACGTAGAGGATGCGCCGCTAAACAATGCCGCGGGCAGCGTCAGATCAGTTGTGGCACCTTTGGCTGAGTTGTATGCCTGCGCAATAGCGGCCGCGTTGTCGTCGGTGATGTTGTCAAAGCCGAGGCTGAGTTGCGCTTGCGATGGGCGGCTGCCCCATAGCCGGCGCGTTGTGACGCCAGATTGTGACGTGATTCCGCTTGTCGGCCATCGCGGTGCCGTAAAGCTTCGACTGGTTGGCGTGATGCTTGGAAATGCGACAGCCATCACTCGATCACCCAGTTGCCGGCAGTATCAAAGCCGTTTGCCAGCTCCAAAACACCTGAGGCGTTGGTTGGCATGTGAACTGCTTCAATGTTAAACGTGCCTTCCTCGTCTGGTGTAATCCGCTCGATCTGGTAGGTACGCACCTGCGTGCTGGGCAGCTTGACGGTGAACACCACGCCAACCGGAGTGGCTACCGTGCCGCCGCCGCTTACGGTCAACGTTGCATCGGCTGGCGGCGTGCCTTCTGTGCCATCCCATGCGATCACGTTGTAGGCGCCATCGGCCAGAGGCTTGGTGCTGACTAGTGCGCCATCGGCCGTGACGACGCCATTGTTGAATTCGTCGTATTGCGTCTCATCCATTGCCACGCGGATGTAGTCGCTAGGTCCAAGTTTTGCTAGTGCGCCTTCATGGGTTGTGCGGAAGCTGATTGCGTGCGTCGGAATGCGGCGCATCCGGACGATGAACTTGGCGGCATCAATCGCGTGCGCACGGCTAGTGACATAATCGCTGAGATCGAGCGACTCAACTGGATCGGTTGCGGTGCCGATCGCCTCACGCACCAGCGCTTCGCGCTCAGTCGGGAAGATGCCGGGATTAGTCAGATCAGTACTGGCGCGCTCTTCGCGGTAGCGCACACTGACTTGGATTGGCTCGCGCTCCTCAGGCTCAAGGTATTGCAGCTTGAAGCTGCCCTCAACGATATTGCCGGCAGTGAACAAACCCTTGATAGGCACTGCCGTGAACTGCAGGGCCGGTCGCAAATAGAACTTGCCGTCGCTCTCGCCAAACACCAGCAGATGGGCGGCTGCGGTGTCTGCTGCCCACTGGCGAAGGTTGACGCGATCGGCTTGCACGCCATCGAAAAAGTATTTGCGGTCGTAGCACCAATCCGCCGCTATCTCAAAGGCGTCAAGGTCGATCATTTCATCGGTGATCAGATCACCAGCGCCGTAGGTGGCATTAGTCATCAGATCCAGCAGCACATCGGGGAACAGATGCGTGGCGCCAACCGCAAGGCTATTGCGCAGGCGCCGGCAGGTTTTGCCTCCGGTTACGTAGCAGGAGAACTGGCCGAACTGCTGCCACTCAACCGAACTCATCACGTTGATGCCTACCAAGGCCAAGTCGTCGTAGACCGGGGCGCTGCTGTTGGGAACGATCTCATTGATGTAAACCACTTCATGCTCAGGTCCGCTGCCGGCGCTGCTTTGGGCCTCTTCATAAACAAAGGCTTCCGCAAGCTTGCCCCATGTGTCGAGGTAGCTGCGATCTGCTGCGCTGCCGTAGTTGCTTGGATCCAGCTCAGGGATACCTTTCCCTTCACCGCGTACTGCGGCAATGGCAAACTGCTCAGCTGTGCGCGGCACTGATTCACCGTTAAAGGCAACGGTGACCGAACCATCAGTCACTACCTGCCGGGTGCTCAGTCGTGCATCTAGGACGTAGAGGGTATTGATACCAGTGCCTGCGCGTACCTCGAAACCAGATAGCGGTTCAATGTTGAACTCCCACTGCTTTAGCGATGGCATGTTCAACTGCACATAGTTGAATACGTTTTGCTGCGTAGCGCCGCGAATGCCGTAAGTGTTGCTCAGGATCGTGAATGCACCGCCGCTACCGGCTTCGCGGTAGCCGATCTTGAAGAAGCTGTAGCGCTCTTCGGTGGTGGTGATCGTGTTGCTTTGGAAAACATCCACCTTGAGAGTGGAGCCGCGCTCGATGATGTCGTTTTTGCGGCTAAGGCAGGCGCGATTATCAGCTTGGGTAAAGCTGATCGAATCCTTGAGATTGCAGAATCCGTTGATGCGGATCCCGATGCGCGAACGGATACCAAACTCAACCGCTTGACATGGGCGCGTGGTTGAAACGCTTGCGATGGCGCAACGCAAAATATGGCCATCGGGCGCTGTGGCGACGTTGCGCAGTTCGTAACTGCCCGCTAGGTAGTCATCGCCATCGCGCTCAATGTTGGCTTGCGTATTGAGCGTGACTGATCCAGTGCGCACAGTCGTAAACACCGCAGTGATTTCAGTGCCGCTGCCGGTAGATATATCAGCCTCTGAAACAAACACTTCGTCCGTGCGGCTAGTGCAGATTGCAAGCGCTGAGCCGACCTTGTAGAGCTCGCCTGGGATGATCGCATCGTCCCATGTCTTTTGGCGGCCTGCAACGGTGCCAGCTACATCAGCGCACTTTTCGATATGAATTTGCGTGGCATCAAACTTTAGGTTTTTGGTGACAGTGATGGTGCCATTGCCAGTTACGCTGGTGCCGTCTTGAATTCTGAAGACTGGCGTTTGGTTATTGTTGACCGCATCAATATCAATGTCGCCTCCGCCGCCGCTAGCGCTAACGCTAGTCACAACAGTGACACCATCTACAACTGCCGTGGTTGTAGTGAGGCTGACGTTGCTTAACGTTGCTCGTTTAATCTTTTGGGTTGCTTTTGTGCGGACCCTGATTTTGACGGTGTACTTGCAGACCGCTTCGTCGTCGTCGTCCGTGATGGCAGGATTGGTAAAGGTAACGCGGAACTTGCTTGCTTTTAGCACTTCAATATCGGTGTCGATATTATCGCTGTCGTCGTAAACGCCGAGCCCAGTTGTATCAAAAGTAAAAGTTGCGTTTAGCGTACCAATGCCTTCGGAGTCGATTGTTACGCTGTTGACAGTTGCACTCAGTCGGCTTTTTAGATCTGAAACTGATTCATCGTCGTATTCGTAAACCCACTTTGCGCGGCTGTCTTGACTTGCTGGTTTGTTGTAACCAGCAGCGCCTTCTTTTGTGATCTGCTCTTTGCTGACGCTCCATGCTGCCGTATTGGTCAGCGTGCGTAGATCGCGGCTAAACTCCGTGTCCTTGTCGCTACTGGGATAGAGCTTGTAGGTAATTGTGCTGCCGACGCTGCCGACGCTGCCGCTGACCAATCCGCTGCGGCTGCTGAAATAGGTCTGCGCCTTCTTGCGTTGTGCCCATGCAACATCGTCAATCTTGCACTTCACTTGCGCATCGCCGTCTTCGCCTTCGGGCACCAACTGCGCTTGTACACGCGGACGAATCACTGGATTGACCTTAAAGCCAAAGTCATTACCGATGAGCGTGTAGACGCCAAAGATTGTTTGATTACTTGGGCGAGTGGCGCTGCTGAAGTCTGCCGCCCAGCTGCTGCCACGACGCACCATGAACACATCGGATCCGCCTGCGTTTTGCGCGTTGCCCACATCACTGGCCGCAGCACGACCAAAGATTTGATCACCGGATGCAATGCGTGTGGTTAAGCCACTACCCACTCGGCCATAAACGGTGAGCCTGCTTCCGGCGCTGTTGGCTGTGCTGTTGCCAAAGTCGTAACTAGCCAGTGTGTTGCCGCCAGCCGCAAAGTTTTTGGCGTCAATGCCGCCAATCGGGCCTTCGCCGATCATGAAGATGGCACGCAGCAGCTGGCTACCGCCGAGGCTGTAGATCTGACTCCACAGCATCGGGGTGCTTACGCGCACGCCGCCGTAGGTTGTGCCGCTGATGGCCTCACGCAGCGCATACACCAGCGGGATGGTGCTGCCCAGTGTGGTGATGTCCTGCGTGCTGTCGAAGCCGTAGCGCGGGGTATAGCGCTGGTTGTTGGTGATCGGTGCATCGCTGCGGTTGCGTGCCTGCAACTGCGCCGGCCGGCCACCTTGCTGCTGCGGAACGCTTGGCTTCAGGAATGACGCTGCAATTTGAAAGCCAATGCCAATCACGCTGAGGGTGATGGCGATGATCGTTTCAACGCCTGCAACTACTGCCGGCTCCGGCTGCTCCTTGGCATGTCGCGCCACTTCAGCCTTGAAGTACAGATACTGCTCGTCTGTCAGGCCCAGCAGGCTTGCGAGGTAGCGATCAGAAGGCAGCATCAGCGAAAGGTGTAAAAGCGAAGACTTGGCATATACGACAGCGGCACCCATTGGACGCCACGTCTGTGATGCACCAACAAAAGCCCATCATCTACAACGATACTTACGCCAAGGCCGGCTGGGCCATTGCGGATCAGCGTTACGGCGTGCTGCTGCGGGCCATCAAGTTCAACGGTGCCATCACGCCATAACTGCTCCAGCTCTGGCCAATGCTTCTGTTCGGCAAGCTGCAGCCACTGTGCATTCATTTGTGGGTGTGCAATGCCAGCGTCATCCAAGATGCGCCACACCATCACCAGGCAGTCAGCCGCGACGCCATCATCAGGATCGGCGCCAAACTCATGTGGCAGCCCAATCCAACGTTTCCAGTCCATTAACTGATCACCACGTTGCCGGTGCTGGGCAAGGCGCCAACAATGCCAGTGGTTAGGCGGCGCTTAGGGATGTCGCCTTTGGTGGCATCAAGCGGACTGGAAAGCTTAAGGATCACGCGCTCGGTGTCCATTTCGTACTGCGCCACGCGCCATAGCTCAGACCGCACCAATGCATCATCAGCAAATGTTTCTGGGTCAAGGCTGACGGTTTTGATGTCCAGCAGCCAGCGCGACTCAACTGCCTCAGCAAAGATGTTGACGCTGATCGGATCCAATCCTGCAACAAGACTGGATTCGCTGCGGTCGCCGCCCTTACTGCCAGCGCCCAGCGTGTAGCCGAATGGCGCAAACGCATAAGTCACGCTGCTGTAGGTGCGTGTTTGATTGATGGAAAAGTTTTGATAGGCGTAAACCGGCGAGGTTGGCGTGCCGTCGCTTTGCAGGAAGCGTGCGTAGTTGACGAATGCAAATGTGCTCATGCCATGCCTACGCGCTTACGTGTTTTTACTGAATTTTGCAGTGTTTGCAGTGTAAGCGCCCTGCCGCGTTCTGCTGCCAACGCAATGCCACGCTGATGCTGCTCAGTGGTGACGTATTCAACGCCATTAATCACGGTCGATTCGTATTTCACCTCGATCGGTTTTTGCTGCATTGCGCTACCGCCAGCATTCATCTGGCGATTGGCAGTTTGCTGATTCAACATCGCCCGCGTGTCATTGCCTTGACGGTTTGTGGCTTGCTGGGCTAATGCGGCGCGGGTATCGGCATTGGATACGACGCTGCCGCTAACACCAGGCACAAACAACTCGGGACCACGCTCGCCGACAATGTAAGGCTGGTTGCCGCTGACTGGGCCGCCGTTGGCGCGACCTGGCAACAGTGAAGGCAGAAAGAATCCTTCCGCAAAGCCAGCACCTCCGGGCATTGCTACTGGACCTCCCCCGCTAAATAGCCCGCCGCCTCCGCCGCCTAATGCCTTGAGAATTGTTTGGAATATAATCATCGCCATTTGCTTAGCAATGATTTCTGTTGCCATACTAATAAACGCACTGCCAATACTTTTAAACGCATCAGCCAAAGCTTCCTCAGTTGATTTGGCGCCAGTCGCAATGTCTTGGAACGCAGCGCCAAAAGCGTCGCCTATGGCATTGGCGCCAGTGACGGCCATATTAATTGGATTGGTCAGTGCTTGCAGTTCTTCCCTATATTTAGCTATTTGCTGCTCGCCAGTATTTGGCATCAAGTTGATGTCAGTCCTAAACGCGCCAGCGCCGCCAGGTAGCATTTCATCCGCTGTTAAGCCTGCGCGCTTGTAGTATTCTTCAAGCTGTTTTTTGATTTCATCAGTTTGGAGCTTTAGCGTTTCCAGTCGTTTGATTTCATTGTTTAGATCTGTTAAATTGATACGCTGCTCTGCGTTTTTAAGTTCGCCAATCTGCTTTGCTCGATCCTCGAAATCGTATTGAATTTGCAAGCGTTTCCGCTCCGTTTCCGAAGCTGTGTCTAGTAAAACTACTTGACGACTAAATTGCGTGCCGAGTTGATCGCCAACTTCAAGCGATCGTTCAAGCTCTTGCCGTAGCTTTTCCGCTTCACGCGCTGCTTTTTCGGCCGCTTTTTCTGCGTCTGATTTACCACCACGACCTTTGCCGCCACCGGCTGCGGCGCCCAATAAAGGCGGCAAAGTAGTAATGCTTGGTGCGGATGGCGTCCTTGCTTGCTGTTGGCGCAGTCTGTAATCCGCTCGCTGCTGCTCGATATTTCGCTGACGCATGTCAGCCATCATGCCTTGCTGTGTGAATGGATTAAGCCTCATGGCTCGCACCGCTGCATCAGCATTTCGCGCAAATTGAGCTTCTCGATCTCTGGCGCCGCCAGCGTTATTAGCTTCGTCTAGGATTCGTTGTATCTCGCTAACGACGGCAGTTGCTTGAGTTAGCGCCCATTGAAAAACTGGCGCTAAAGTTCTGCCAATAGTTTGCGCTAATACTTGGATTGAATCCTGCAATGTGCTGAGTCTGCCGTTTAGCGTATCACTCTGAGCGATAGCGCCATTGGCATATTTACCGCCGGCATCAGTAAGTTTTTGAATTGCGAATTCAACCGCTTCTGCGCTGATGCGTCCTTTTTCAAGTGCCTTTTGGAACTCCTCGCCGCTTAAACCATATTCCTCACGCAATACCTGCTGCAGTGCAACACCACGTTCTTGAAACTGCAGTAGTTCTTCGCCTTGTAACCTACCCTTTGCCTGAACTTGTCCATAGGCCGTAACCAATCCTTGCAGTTCGGCTCCGGTTGCGCCGCTGACATCCGCAAGCCTGCGCGTTGTTTCAACGACCTTATTTGTCTCAACTCCAAACGCCTGCAGTCTCTTGGCTGAATCAATCAGCTCTGAACTAGTAAAAGGCGTTACAGCACCAAGTTGCTGCAGATCTTTGATGATCTGCCCAGCTTTTTCTGCGCTACCTGTTAAAACCTGAAGGCTGCGTGTTTGGGTTTCAATTTCAGCTGCATTAACAAAAACAAACTTAGCGGCTTGAATAAGAGAAAACGCAGCCGCAAGCTTGCCTATCGCGCCACCAAGATCGCCTATTGCACGCTCTGTTTGCTGCGACTGCGACTGAACCTCGCGCAGCTTGCTAACCGCGTTGCGGCTGTCGACGTTAATGGCAACGTTGGCGACAACCGACACGACTTACCTACGGCTTTGCTTCATTCTAGGATCCTGTTCTTCG